ATACACGAAGGGAGAAATAAGAAACAAGTTGCTCTCTCTACTTCAGTCCGGAATAGCTCTCGGAGAAAATACAATAAAAGATATTGTTGACATAGCAACGTATCTCGAAATAGGAGAAAAGGAGATAGAAACTATAAGAAACAGAGAAGTCAAAATAATTCTTTATGATTATCTTGATGTTGTCCCATCAGACCCCATTGAATTTCTAAGATATGTAGTCTACAAAGCAACAGATAGAACATTACTAATTAAAAATAAAGGAACCATTGAAGAAATTAAAGCGAAGAAAAACATGAACGTGCTTGGTCTCTTCATGAAGTATAAACGACAATATGGGCTAGAAAAACTATCACAAATATTTTTAAGATACAAGCCCATATTTTTGGCTTTTAGAACGAACAGAGGGATGAGAAAAATCACAAACAAATTAAGAAAACTCGCTATTACACATCATAAGCCTATGCATGAAGATTATCTGAATACTGTAACAGCAAAGATCAAGAGAGGAGAGGAAATTAATAAAGAGGAAATTATTAATGCGTTGAACAAATCTAATATATTCAGAAAAATAAGGTTGGCATATGCTCTGAACTTTAGGACAAAAGATGTAGATTCGATTCTCTACAGAATAAGAAATGGTAAGGGATATGCGACTGATTTTGAATTCAATGAAAAGAAAGAAGCAGAAAGAGTATTCGACATTGTCATGGAGTCGATAATCAAGGATGTTGAGAAAAATGTAAAAGGGAAGAAAATATACATTCCAACACATATCACCTATGCTCTCCCAGCTACTGAAAAACAGTTCACTGGTGATTTCCCATCTGGTACATTTCTCTCTGTACCAACAGACATGGTTTTCGGGGTACATTGGGAAAATATAAAAGATCATAGAGTAGACATTGATTTATCCCTAATAAGTGTCGGTAAAAAAATAGGATGGGATGCTTCATATAGAACAAAGGATAGGTCAATATTATTCTCTGGTGACTTGACAGATGCACCTCCCCCAAGGGGAGCCTCTGAATTGTTCTACGTAAAGAAAAATGAAGATAGCTCTTACATACTCTTCGCCAATTATTACAACTATCAGGAGATCGAAGTACCACTGAAAATATTTGTTGCTAGAGAAGAGATAGGAAAAATGACAAAAAACTATATGGTAAACCCTAATAATATCCTCATTACCACTACTACTATCACCAATCAAAAATCTAAGGTTCTGGGTTTGATAACTATAACTCCTGAAGAGTGTAAATTCTATTTCGCAGAGACATATCTAGGTGTCTCAATAACTTCCTCAAGCAAAAGCTGGGTGGAGAATGCAAGAAAATTCCTCTTTGACTACTATACAAACACAATAAGCCTAAATGATGTTTTGAAGAAAGCTGGATGCAAATTGGTTGAGTCAAAAGAAGAATGTGATATCGACTTATCTCCCGAAAACATGGAAAAGGATAAGATTATAAGCCTTCTCGGTGGTACATAATGAAACTGGTAATAGAAAAGGAGACAATGTATATAGTTCCTGAAAATGAAATGGATCAAGCTTATTTAGAAACAATTATAGGATTTGAAAAAGAGGGCAAGAATAACGTAATTGTCGAGAGAAAAAATGTGGGTAGTACACCTGAGAGAATAAAGTACATATTGTTAGAAAGAGGAGACTAATAGGGTATGTATTTAAGGAATATAGAGTCAAACAGACAGCTGGATTTTCGAATAGTTTCATCTTCGGGAGAATACTTGAGAACCAGAAACTGTCAATCATAATACAATAATTTTAGTCTCCCAATACTTAGAAAAGGAGGTAATGAGATGAAAGGAGATTTGATGGAAAAATTGGAAAGAATAATAGGAGAGAAAGAAAAAGAAATAGAGAAACAAAAAGAATCCATAGCAATTAATAAGAAAATGATAGAGACCCACGAGACAAAGATAAAGACTCTAAAAGAAGATTTGGACACCCTAGAAACCTTGAGAACGATATTAGAAGAATGAGGTGATAAGTTGAAGAAAAATACAAAGGAGCAAATAAACTACGGTATGAAATTAGCAACGACAATGATAGCAGCGGGAGTGACGACAATAGCTACATTGCTCTGTCTAGACTACAATGAAACGGATCCAGGTCTCGCAATAGTCGGAATGATTGCGGTAAGTGCATTAGTTTGGTTTACTGTAGTCTGCTGGATTAAGGAACCAGGAGAAAGCAAGAAAACGTATGTAGTACGTAAGTATGAGACAAAGAAGGGAGAATAAATGCCATTGCATACCGTAGCTGTAGGGGTAGATATTGGGCCAGATAAAACATACTTAATTGAGCCACATAGCTTATCAAAAGTATCTACTATCAAATGGTCTAATATCTCCCCTACAAACAAATATTGGGGATTAGTGACATTAAGAAGTAGCTATCAAACATCTGGTTTAGTTATGCCGGCAACAGGAATAGTTGATCCAGACTACAAAGGATACATATTCGTTACTGTATACAATATTACTGATAAGCCTATAATTATAAAAGCTCATGAGAAGTTTGCTCAGGTTGTTCTCATGCCGTATAAGAGGATGGAAATAGATGTAGAAAACCGATAGAGATTAGATATAAGAGAGTTGGGGAATAACATATCATGAATATAATTAAAACGTTTCTATCACATAGGGCTGAAAGAAGAAAAATAAAGGAATCCCAAAAACAATTTCTCGAAAAATGTCATAGAGTTGCATGGGCAAAAGTTCATGATACACAAAGTAGGTTAACAAGAATAAAAATTATATAACGTTAGAAAGTTTAGGTGATAAATATGAGTGAAGAAAGGATGGAGATATATACCCGATACACAGATGATAAAGATAAGGGATGTAAGATAGAAATTTGTAAAGTTGGTAAAGAAGATCGTTTAAGATATTCAGATGATGAAGAAATAGTTCTCTGGTACCGTCTCGAACCATGTAGCATAGAAGAGAACAAAATATTGGAGGAGAAACATAAAAATGCCATAGAGCAACTAAAAGATATTAAGTGGATAAAATCCATCAAACCAATATGCGACCTGGAAGACTTGATGGAGGAGTTATTTTAAAGGTGAATGAATGGGACTTCAAGGCGAAATAAAAGTGAGGACATGGTACGATCCAACAAGAGATACTCTATGTATGTTATTGTTTCAACGAAAAGAAGGAAGGATGTATGTTGCGAAACCAATAGAATTTGTGTTTCATGAAGTTAACGAATATGATATAAAAGAACCAACTTTAATGATACCAGATACAATGGCGAGATCGCTCTTAAAAGACATAGCAGAAAACTTAGATAAATTAGGTATAAAGACAATACAAGATGCGAAAATAGAAGGAGAACTGAATGCGACAAAATATCACTTAGAAGACTTAAGAAAGTTGCTTAAATTAAAGTGATGAGATGTTAGAAGAACATAAGCTCATAGAGAGGGAACTACGAAAACAATTCGAAAAGCTTAAAAAGGAGTACAGAAACGAATACACTGAAACATTTGAAAAAGGACAATGTGCCCAATATAACTTTACCATAATCCATGAAGACGGAAGTATATCCATAAAGCAGTGGGTACCTGAGCCATTAGTATTCCAATGTAGCATAGCCTGGGATACAACAGAAGAAGAAGTCTATGAAGAAATAAGAAACATAATGGACATATTTCATAAGTTGCCTGAAGAAGAACTTATGAAATTAGACAAGAGTAAAGTTACAATCATAAGTATGAAAGTCGATATAACACCCGACTTTAGAAACATGTGTACAGTTATAACTCTCAGATATAATTGTTACTTCGAGAAAGAATATCATAAGAAGATATATCCACATGGAGGACATCTAGAATATGTTAGGAAACTAATATACAATTCGATAGGTAGATAGAATGAGAGACATACAAAAGAATGTAAAATTAATAATATCCCCTCATCCAGACGACGAAGTATTGGGATGTGCGAGTATCTTAGATAAGAAAACGTTTGTCTATTACTGTGGGATAGACGAAAAATTTGTCCCTCCCGACCCAACACATAGAATAGGAATGGACAAAAGATTAATTGAGATAGAAAAGGTGTCTAAATTCTTCAAATTCAAATATAAAGTAAATTATGAAAGTTATGTAAACAACTATCATATACAACATTTTATTGTAAAAATAGAGGAGATCATAAATAAGCAAAAGCCTGACATTATATTCATTCCACATCCAGGATACAATCAAGACCACAAAGTTATATTCAGTGCATCGTATATAGCATTGAGACCACACGATAAGAATTTCTTTGTTAGAAAAGTTCTAGTGTACGAAGCGATACATGATATGTGGTCATACGAGAGGTTTGAGGCAAACTGTTACAAATGGCTGGATATAAATAAAAAGATACAAGGTTATAAGCTCCATGAATCTCAGGTTAGAAGCTTTAGGAGTCCGGAACAAATGAAAGCGTTGGCAAGAATAAGGGGATGGGAAAGTGGTCTCGATTATGCTGAAGCGTTTCAAATACTAAGATGGGTGTTATGAGCATGTATAGTCCGAATATTAAAACAATACCATTAAATCCAGTAGGAGCATTAGAACTTGATTTATGTCCATGTGATTACTGTGATCTTGGATGGGGCATATGGTCGACAAAAGAGGTGACAACCTGTCGTGATACATGTCCCTACTGGGGAGAATATTGTAGGAAAAAACATAAAAGGTAAAACATGTACATGAACATAAATCTCAACAAAAGTACCGATTATCATATTCATACAAACTATTGTGACCATTGTAACATGTCAATTCCTAGTATAATAAGCAGAGCGGAGGAACTAGGTCTAACTGAAATCGCAATTACTGAACATGTACGGAAAACCTCGACCTGGACAACAAAATACCTTAGAGAAATAAGAGGGGAGAAAAAACACACAGATGTCAGTGTTCTCGCTGGCTTCGAAACAAAAGTTCTTAACGAAAAAGGTAAATTAGATATAAGAAAAAAACTACTGAAAAAATATTTTATAATAGGCTCTTTCCACACATTTAGGGGAGACTATAAGAAGGCTCTCATTAACTTAATAAAAAATCCTCATGTGGACGTCTTAGGGCATCTAGGAACGCAATATAACGGAATTGAAGTTAAGTATATAGGGGAAAACTATTTAAGTGATATAGAGTTAGAGAGAATAGCTTGTTTAATAGAGGAAAACAACAAGATAGTAGAAATAAATGCTAAACATAGACTTCCATATGAGAGATTCCTCCAGGTGTTTAAACAACATAATATCCAATTTATTTTAGGAAGTGATGCACATAGTATTGAGGAAATTGGAAACTACAGGAATATAAGAGATTTAATAGAGTTGGTAAGATGAGAATACTAATAACTGGAAATTCAGGATTTATTGGAAAATATGTAATGGAAGATTTGAAGGGGGAACACGACCTTATTCCTTTTGAGAGACCAAACGACTTACTAAGCAAAAAAGACTTGGAGAAGATGATCAAAAACATAGATTTAATAATACACATGGCTGGAAAAATAGATACCGAAAACCCCATGGACTATTTATACAACAATGTAATCGGAACAATACAACTCGTAGATTATGCGAACAGAGATAACGTGAGAGGATTAATATACACATCTACATTAAATGGCTTATATGATACATCCGGGATAGCAAAAGAAGATACCCCTATATATCCAACAAGCAAATATATAGGATCAAAATACATGGGAGAACAAGTGCTACATTTCTTCAATGGGAACACTATAATCTTAAGACTCGGTGGGGTATTCGGGATAGGGAGAAAACACAAATGTTGTATAGAGAAACTCCTTACTGATCACGAAGTTATCATAAATAATAGCAAAGAAATCTGGGACATGATATATGTAAAAGATGTGGTAAGAGCCATAAACTTAGCGGTTGAACATATAGATAGATTTAAATATAATGCTTTCAACATAGGTAGCGGGAATACGAAAACAATTGGGGAAATAGCTAATTTCGTAAAAAGCTTCAGAAATGTGAAAGTCATATACAAAGAAGACCCCCATTCCTATAGGCAAAGAATATGTGACATTTCAAAGGCTAGAAAACTTTTAGGATTCATACCTAAAAAATTAGAAGATACAATACTAGAATATTATAAGGAGTTGAACAATGAACATACTCGTAACTTGCTGTGAAGGAATAGCTGGAAGAAACACTATATGGAGTTTAAGACAAACGAAAGAAGACTTTTATATAGTTGGGACGGACATAAGTGTAAGAAGAAGGAGTCTGTCTGGGGCAGACATAACTTATAGAGTTCCAAAACCAGAAGATGAAGAATATATAAACTCTATCTTAGACATATGTAATAAAGAGGAAATAGACATCGTGTTCCCTCTCAACACAAAGGAAATGATAAAACTTCTAAGAAACAAACAAATATTCACTGCTAAAATCATGGGGGATAATGTAGAAGCAATAGAAATCGCTGGGAATAAAGGAAAGATGTTAAATTTTCTGAAAAAGAAAGATTTGCCTCATCCGAAGTTCAAAATAGTAAACAACATGAGTGATCTCATATGGACAGTTCAAAATTTCGATTACCCCGACAAGAAAGTAGTCTTCAAGAGGACTGATTCAGCTGGATGTAGAGGATTCAGGATATTAGATAGAAATTGTGACGAACAAAACATGTTATTCAATGAGAAACCCGGGACAACAATCACCAAACTAGAAACTATATTACAATTTATACATGATCCCATTCCCGAATTAGTGGTCATGGAGTATTTAGAAGGAACAGATTACACTGTCTATTCGCTTGTGAACAATGGGAAAGCCCTATATACAATACCTATGAGGAGATATGGTTTAGTTCCCGGAATGTCTCTAGGAGGAATTGCGGAGAAAAACAACATAATCATAGAGTTCGTAAACAAAATATCAAAAACATTCAACTTTAACTCATACATAAATTATCAACTTATCCTTCGTGATGGAAAGCCTATGTTGTATGAAATAAACCCTAGATTATCTGCAACAACTATCCTATGTACAGCTGTAGGAGTAAACATGCCGTATTTCCTCATGAAGATGCTATTGAATCAAAAGGTTCCGAGAAAGAAAATCCTATGGGGAACAGAAATCATAAGATATTATAACGAAATGTTTTATAAATTTGGGGGAACATAATGAAAGACATTAGAGGAAACATAAAATTAGTAGGAAATCTAAAGAATTGGCTCAATAAAAGACACTCAATCATGTTATCGTTAGCTGAAGTCGGAGCAAATTTATATGGATGGAAGACAAAGGATTCTGACACAGACTTACGAGGCATACATGCTGTTAACACATTCGAATTGTTTCGTTTAAAGAGGGTAAAAGATGTGCTAGAAGACAGGAATATAGACTATGTCTCGTTTGAGATTAAGAAGGCTATGAATCTGCTTATCAAAAATAACTTCAATGTCGTAGAGGATATTTTCGCTGAGCAAATAGTTACCACACCATATTTCTTGGAGTTAAAGAAGTTAATGAAGAACTCTATAACAAAACAAATTTCTCATGGATATAAAGGATGCGCAACGTCCAATTATAAAAAGTTTATAGCCTCAGAAAATACAACATACAAAAGTAGGGCAGTCAAGAAATACTTATATGTTCTCAGGAGTCTCATGGCTGGTATTTATGTTTTGGAAGAAGAGAAAGTTGAATCAAATATTGGAGAACTTAACAAACATTTTAATATTGATGTGGTAAATTTACTCCTAGAAAAGAAATTAAATGGAGAGAAAGAAATTAGTAACATAAATAGAATAAGAATAGAGAAAAAAATCAATCAGCTGTATGAAGAAATAGACGAGGCTTACGTCAATAGTAATTTACCAGATGAACTTCCTAATGAAGAAATAAACAAGTTTGAAAATCTTTTAAAGAAGATACGTATGGAGTTGATATGTACATGAAAAGCATAAGTAGAGAAATATTAAAAGAAACTATAAAAGATGTCAATGAATTGTTAGATAAGCTAGATAATCCATTTGTCTATCTCAGCACTACTAATAGAGAGAAGCTTGAAGGAATAAAAGATAAATTAGAGCAAATAGAAGAGATAGAGGATACAATGGACAAAATATAAGGTGATAAATTTGAAAGCAATAATTGAAATTTTTCAGATTATGAAAGAAATAGAAATAGGGAATAGGAACACAAACGAAATAAAGCTCATTGTCCCTATGAACAAAGGGAACACACTGTATGCATACTTAGTTTTCCACTATGATGCAAACACAGAAATGTTTAGATTTAGTTATGTGGAAGCTATGGGGTATATGGGGGAGAAGAGTGGAGTTTTAAGTAATTAATTTCTTCTTCATGTATATAAGGCTTTATGAATAATTAACTCTCTTCAGAAAGATACTTATTCTGCCTTTTCTACTTTACATTTAACCTAGTTTTTAGAGGATTCTAGAACATTTCTATACCCTGTAAATATTTATCCCTTAAACAGACACTTAAATTGGAGAAAAACGCTCTCCATACGTCTACATATAAAATGAAAGAATTTTCTTATACAAAGAGATTTTCTAATTTATAAGATGTTATTTGTAAATTAATAGTAAGTATATAAGTAAATTATTATATAAGACTCTTAGTAAATATATATATAAACAATCTATTGTATGTATAAAGGTGGGGAAGTAAAAAGGAGCGTGGAGGAAATACTTCCCCACCTAATCAATGTTGTACTTTGGATTTTTCTTCGTTGTCCTAATTTCAATTCTCGGTTTGTATGTACGTACATCTACTGTCTTAGGCAAAAATATGAGTTGCAGCTTACCGTATAGTTGTGCTGCTCTTAGGAATAATGTACCATAAAGAGGTGTACTATGTCTCAGATAGAACTCACTTAACAGATCAGATATGTCTGTCCTCCTCATTAGGAGTTCTCCAAACAATGGGGATACATTGTACTTTCTTAGTAGCAACTCATTATCGAGATCAGAGAAAGATGATTTTCTAATAAGCAATTTTTCATCAAGCAACTTATATAGAGATCGCCTTAGTAAAAGTTGAGATTCAAATTGTTTATATGCTTCTCTCCTAAGTTGTAATGATCCAGGGAGATTGTCATACGAAGACTTTCTGAATAACAGTTCATTAAAGAGATCATTTGCATCCTTTTTTCTATAGAGCAGTTTATTCATCAAGTCCTGATAGCTCTTTGACCTAGATTTTAGTTGTCCAGGTAAATTAATAAACAAGCTTTTCCTGAGAGTAAGTTCTCCCAACAAATCATTGGACACTAGGCCTATATGTAACAAAGATTCAAGTGTATCAAAAGATGTTCTTCTCACCCTTAATAGATCATCTAAATCTAGTCCAGCATATTTCCTAATGTTCAACTCTTCTAAAAGATCTTTTCCGTCACTTACTCTTATTATAGATGTTCCATCTAAGTCTAGGTAATCAGATTTTCTTAACGATAATGTTCCATCTAAGATAGAATACAACGTTTGTCTAATCCTCAGCTTTTCATCAAGATTTTTTACTCCTAGACCCCTAATTAACAATTCTCCTAGCAGGTTACTGTATGAAGTTTTACTTATATCTAATGTTGCTGGTAAATCAATATAAGATTCTCTTCTGAGGGTTAATAGTTCATTTAAATCGGTGTACGCTCCTTTTTCAAGTAACAATTCTCCATTTAATGTACTATAAGCAGAAGCCTTTCCTAGATATATAATACCTAACAAATCTTTAGTATCTACTTGTCTAATGAGCAACTTTCCTTCAAGAGTGGTATATATACTTACAAGACCATATCCTCTCGTAACTATGAGCTGTCTTGCACCGTAGCCTCTTGTAATCATCATGTCGTAGACACCTTTAGCTTAGAGTATAGTGTCTTATGTCCCACTATTTCTAATGTACATGATAGCTCTTTATATACTTCGTTTACTCTAATTCTCTCATATACATTCTCTTCCGCAGGTGAACCAAGTTTATCTCTCAAATCGAATCTGGCTATCTCAGCCTCATTATCATGATCATAAAAGATCATCTGATTGTTATCTATCTTCCACCTTCCTCCCTCAATATTTTTTAAGAATGATAGCGTTTCACCAAAGGATCCAGATGCCTTATGATCATTGAGGAAAGCATCCCAAACATACCCCGCTCTAGTATGAGCATACACAATTGTACCAGTTCCATTATCGTTTAACTTGCCGAGAACATTCTCTCCTATTTTAACATTCTCCGAGATCATGGTCGATGAGACTCCTGAATGTATATCAATTCCCCATCCACCGTTGTATCCCAAAATTCCCTCGTATAGGAAAAATTCAGCACCAGAAGCTATGTCGATCCCATCTAATGTATTATTATGAATACTACTTTCTCCTGTGATTGTTACCCTTAAAATATTGGAGCCATCTACACAAATTCCATTTCCCTCACACTCATAGATTTGAGCTCCTTGTATCTCTAGCCTCTCCACATTCGATCCTATATTTATTCCATCTCCACTACATCCTTCAATATGTACGCTGGCTATCTTACTGTTCCCCGATTCAAGAATCTGAATTCCATGTGAAGTGGTGTTTTTAATTTTAACCATATCGACTAAGGCATTGTTTCCAGTTATCTTTATACCTATATCAGAACCGCCAGATTTAGTTTGAACTTCAAATCCCTTAAATTCGACTCCTTTTCCAGTAATGGTTATAGTATCCTGACCAGAAGTAGTAGGTATGAACTTGAAACCATTCCCTGGTCCACGAACACTCAATTGATTCTTACTGATAACTATCTTCTCATCAGTCTGCGTATAATCTGTGTTATTTCCGGGGACAGCAACTATCACATCATGGTGATAGTCTGTAACTAAATCATGAGCTTTTGCAAATGTGGCTACTGCAGCGTCTTTTTCAACTCCAGTATTTTCATCATTTCCATTTATTGGATCCCAATAATAGGTGTCCCCGTATGCATAATGATCTTTACCTATCTGCTCCACTCTGTATTTCAAATCAGTAAGTTGTAATGTTTGTAGTGTTGCGGAAGAAGAACTAGTTATCATAACCATAACGTAAGTAGATGGTTCAACCGGATCCATGGGATCCCCATTGCTATCAACAGCAACAAGATTTCCCCCAGTAATTTTACATAAGATAGTTGTTGGCCCACTCCTATCATCAAATTTAACTTTCCAGTTGATGAGACGAAGAGTGATACCGACCTTTACTCCTCCACCAAGGTCGTCTTTTCCAGTACAATCAGCAATTTTATCTATATCCATTCCTTGCCAATCATCCTCAAAATCTCTTATAGCATTAATCAGTTCTTGTATAGTTACTTGTGTTGTTGGAGAACCTATTTTGATAAATCTATTAACTTTATCAAATGTAATTGCCATATTCCTTTCTCAAAAATTTAAAAAAAAAGAGAGACAATTGTCTCTCGGTATCATAGCTTTTCCTCTTCTTCGATTTCTTTTATCAAAGCTTCGAGCTTTGCCTTGTTCTCATATTCCTTGCGTATTGCATCTTGGAACAGTTCTACATTTTTGTCACATCTTACAATGCTACGCCTTAGTGCTTCTTTATCATACCTTATTTTTCTCTTAGACATTATCTAATCTCCTTATGTTACAATTGCATCAGTTGTCCTAATTGCGGCAACTGTTAATCCAGTAGATCCAAATGTTCCACCAACCTCAAATGGCAGTATGCCTTTTCTCCTGACTCTCGTAAGCACGTCTCTATCCGTAGTGTAAATAACAGTTACAGATATTTCTGTGGAAGTTGCTTGAGCATCTATGAATGGTACATATGCTTTATCCGAGCTCCCGTATGTAACAGGTAATGTGTGGAACTCGTAGCCATCGCCACTCTGCCAAGTTTGATCAGTTCCCTCTACTAATGGTGTAGTCGTTATCTTTGTATCAGAGTCCACAGTTACCACATGTGCCCAACTTAGATCTGTGGAGTTCCTTACAATGTCACCGGGTTTTATATCTTCGGATAGGAAAGATGCGCCACTATCGTTAATTGTGTTGCTTCCTCCATCAGAAGTCGTACTCCCCGTTATCTTCGTGATCAGTGTAAATGTATCACCAGACCACGAAGCGTATCTGATTCTATGTTCAGTGTCCTCAGAAATGTCTCTTATCCTAATTACTCCCTCAGCAGGAGTGTCAACTGCTATGTGAGGGCTACCATCCACTACAAATGTACTATTTCCCGCACTGTTACTAGAAGCATGACTTGTATACATTGCTTTATCAATTTCCCCAGCAGAAGTCCTAAATACAGAAACCCTATCTCCAGACACTATGTTTATTACTTTGATAGCTTGTTTGTTTGGCGGTGTTTGAGTGGTTCCATCAGAATCGATCAGGCTATAGTTCTGTACATCATCATCATGCATTCCCTCTAACCAAACTCCTTGCGCACCGAACATAACACCCCCAGCAAATGTACCTAATGGAGATGCTTTCTTTGGTGTATATCCATCGTATGCCGCAATATATTCTTCTCCATCTAAAACTGTTATTGCACCACTTTTGACAGTATACATGCTAAATTTAGAATCTTCTTCACATAAGAATTTAAAGTATTCATATACATCAGCCAAAGTCCTACCAGCATTGTATATCTTCCCACATTCAACGATGACATCATAGTTCTTAGCCGTTGCTTGTTCAAAAGCCTTTGTCATTGTATGCGCAGATTGTAGGTCTTGTGAACAAGTACAAGTTGCTCCAGAACTGTCTCCAGTAACTGTCTTACCATTCAATGATGTAGTTGTGCAATTTCCGAGAGTTATAACGGAACCAGTATCCCTGAGTAATATTCCAGATTCTCCGGTAGGCCAGGTTACTCTCTCACCCTCTATAAAAGTTCCTGTAGTGCCTCCATGTGTTGCTGTACCGTTTACGAATGCTACTGTTATATCATCGAACCCCGATATAGCATTGAAAGTTGAGCCATCTACATCGGCGTCTCCAGTTGTTTCGTCGGTTATTTCTTCACCATCTGTAAAGTCCTTGTAGTATGCAGCCCTAGCAGTTCCTGTTATTCCAGTGTTGGTATCAAATAAAAGCATTCCTGCTGTTCCATCCTCAGCATCCGCTAATATTCTGCGTTTTGCTGCACTTGTCGTTCCAGTCATTACGTCTCCTGTAGACCATGCACCTGTTTGTGATTTATATTTAACGTATCCAGTACCTAAACATCCTGTTGCACTGCCAAATATAGTTCCTGTTTTCGATTCTCCCGTATCTTCAAAAGCATCGTTGTCTGTTATTGCATTTGTTCCATCGTCTTTGTATCCTCTAATCCCGACTACATATATACCAGTCGAACCTAGTTGCGTAGGTGCCTCTACTACTTCTGCACTCCACTCAACGGCTCCGGTCGTTGGATGTCTTATAATATCTCCTGCAGCTAAAGTACCAGACGCATTATCAAAGAATATGTAGTAGTCTGGTCTTGTGTTATCTAAATCTGCTGCTGTAGCTAAAGGTACTGCATTTCTTCCACCATTTGATAAATCAATTTCGTAGTGATCGAACAGATCCCCTTGCTGTCTAGCAAATACAGTTATGACTGCGTTATCAATCTCGACACCTGCTTCTTTAACTTTGATAAGAACATCAATTTGTCCTCTATCCCAGTTTGTTAAGTTGCTCCACTCATTAATTGCTTCTCCTGCTTGGAATATATATATTTGTGGACCAGGGGTTGTCTCAATAGTACCCAATGTATATACGTTAGCAAATAAATCTTCTCCATCAACCGAATCCCCGTCTGCAGTTCCAGCACCAGTACCAGAATCTGCGATACTCATTACGGAATCTCCTGCTATTGCTGTACCAGAACCTGTTCTAATCCACCATTTCCTCGTAGTGTTATTGTAGGCAAGTAATGGCCCAATTGGAGTAGAATCATCTAACACTTGCTTTCCTATGTCTCCTGCAATAGCATCCGTGTAGCCGGAAGATTTCAACTTTAATATTTGTATCTCGTTTAGATACCCGCTTGTCTTTATGGCACCTTCTTTTAGATACTTTACGCTTTCATCGTCAATAAACCAGCCGTTTATCATTGTATACTCTGTAGGTGTCTGCGCACTCATTGGAACTGGATTATCCATCTGCGTTAGCTCGTCAAACACATCTTGGATCCAAGAGTATAAATCATTCACTTTATATACAGTTGTTCCACTAGTATGCGTTATTCTCTTGTTCGTATAGTCGATTGTAAAATCGTCTCCGATTGCCATATTTTGTTTCACCTCATATTTGTTTTATATATAATGTTACTTGATGACCAAATAACTATGTAGCTATTTCATCCTTAATTAATACCACCGTGACCGAATATCCACCTGTCCCTATGGTACCAGATGTAGTATAAGGTAGATATTTCGTTCCTGTTGATGACTTTCTTACCCTAACTACAATTGAAGTAGGTGATTGATAATTAAAATTAACCGATGCGTTACCATCAGAGTCTGTCTCCTTATTCATGAGTGGTGTTTTAGCATAATCACTCGTAGTGTACGAGACAACTAAATTATTGTTTGACCAAGTATTCCCAGTTGCCCACGTTCCTGTACTTAAAGGTGTTGTTGTTACTGAATCAGTGTTAACTGTTAATACGTGTGCCCAACCCCCACTAGTCTCATTTCTTATCACATCTCCTTCCTTAACATTCATAGCACCTATTCCTGTGTCATTGAGCAGTGTTGCACTTCCCCCAGACTCGCACGTTCCGCTTGCCTTAGATTCAAGAGTGAATGTTTTTGTGGTAGGATTTACACTCGCATATCTATAATGATGCTCCTTTCCTGTACTTACATCAACGACCATTAACCACCCGCTTGCTGGAACATCTGCGTCAATTGTAACTGAGGTAACATAATCTGAATCTCCCTGAAGATTAGAATCAGTAGAAGTGTATGAAGTAGGATTAGTTTTCTGAATATAACATTGAGCGTGTTGGATGCTATTTCCATCTTCATCTTCAACATGGATGCTCAGCGTTTTGGTAGATTCAAAAATAATTGTTCCTCCACCAGTATCATCTCCATACTGAGCATTAGAAGTACCGTTGTTTTGGATTGTAACTAATCCGGATGTAGTGTTCTCGACATCATAGTTGCTAACACCGTCTGTTCCAGAAAACACTATATTAACGAACCCATATGTTCCCGTAGAAGTTACCTCTATTCCATGGTTTGTCGGCGATATAAACATACAATCTGAGACATTGAAAGTTGTATCCGAAATTGTCATCGCATCCCCATCCGCAGAAATAAAGTTACAATATTTCATTGTGCATGTATCTGGAGAAACTACGCCACAAGCCTCAAAATTACAGTTTAATACTTCCTTTGTTGCAGAGTAAGCTGGTAAAGCAATTGTTTCCGCATCTATGAAAGAACAACCATAAAGTTTCATCGTGTCCACATTTGTATCTGTAGCAGTAAATTTAAATTTAGCTGCTCCTACCGACTTAATTATGCATCCTGAAATACCCGATGTACCCGATTTCTCTCCAAGCTCGAAACTATTGGTGCCAGTAGAGTTTCCAACCACTTTTAACTCATAGTGTGAAGAGCTGACCATGGCATCAGCAAATAAGAGTATCTGTGATGTATCTTTGAAGTATGTAGATGTAGAGCCTGTATTGTCTCCAAAAGTTATTGGTCCTTGTAAAATGAAAGCTCCATATGCTTTAGATAAAACTCCATAGGCTGGAGTGCTATCAGCAGCTATTATCTCATCGAAAGTTCCTTTGTCCCCAGATGTCCCACCTTTAACAATTAATCCTGTGCCATAATAAAGAATATCAACCCAGCAGTTATACTCACCGACTACTGTCTTACCAAGCACCTTGAAATAAATAGTAATATATCTAATCTGGCTATGAATGAGCGTTCCACTAGAGGCGTTAGGAGTTGTACCTGTGTAGATGACAAAATTCTGGAAGCCTCCATAATAATTATCCTTACCACCGACCCACCATTCTTCATAATTTCCTCCACTATCAGTTACCCTAAGTCTAATTCCACCGTTTGCTTTCGTATCAAGCTCCATCGTTGACTGTACCCAAAAATAAATATGAGTTTCTCCAGTAATATCAAGATAGGTGTTGCTGTGATCTGTGTAATAATCATACTGAGCATAACTGGTCTGTTGCGACACTTTTTCTAGACCAATAGATCCAGAACCCTCTCGTTTGTTCTCAGTGTCTACACCAATTGATTCATTGCTGGTCCAGTTATCTACGGAATCACAGTCGTTTATTTCAGTAAGGTCTGCCGATAATGATACAGCCATTTTATCCCACCTTTTTCAAACGATCATACAAGGCAATGGTCATAGCTACAATTGTCCATAGAATTTGTTTTGGAACGAGAATAGAGACAATTTTATTATCCCCAGTGAGATTTATATTAGCTAGGTTAAGTCCATGCTCATCCCCACCAAAGATGTACAGTACATTATCTTCAGGATGGACAAGTTCATTTAGGGTTGTGTAATTAATCTCATCCGGTATTGCATTCGTATGTTCAAAATATAATTTTGTAGCATCTGGATAAGCTCTCAGAACCTCATCTAATGTCTCGAATACAACTTGAGATAAATCAAGACGATAAGAAGTATGTACCATCCCATCCGTTGACTTATCAACAATAATGAATGTATCCGCACCAAACGCTGAAATCGTTTCTTGAAACATCTGCATAATGTCGATGTCCCTATCAGATTGAACGTAGTTCCATCTATCCTCTAAATGTACTACCACGCCTATCATATTATGTCACCTAAGCTCTTCATTCTCAGCCCTAATGGGCATCTAAAAAACATACGTATCTCCTTTCTTATTACTTTTATATATAGTATATTTTTTTAATATTCTCTGTGAAATCTATCTAGGTTTCATCATGGCGGTGAGACCACCTTAAAAAACTCGATTTCTTTCACATACATACCTGATACAATTCCTTTAAATACACAAAACCAATCTCCAGCCATTGCATCGGACGGAAGGTCATAATTGTATCTGTATATACCTTCTTCTACTTTGTCTGGTACCCCATCTTCTATAGATGTTCCAGCGGGATCGCATATGGTAACTGTAGTTGAAGAAGGTTCAACAATTTGTCCATCTACATTTCTAAATGTGCCTTTAAGGCTTACTGTCTCACCTGGATAGAATTTCATAAAAATCGCCTCCTTATATATTTTTTCATTCTCATTGTACCCATCTCATATACCAAAATTTTTTCTTAGCTTCTCCTCAATAATCTCATCTATACTAACACCTCTATCTCCCGCCTCCTTTTCGAGAACAGATGCCAGCTTATTACTGAGAAGAACAACTATTCTCCTTTTCATTTACTCACCATAAGTCTTCTTGTTAACATCCCTAAACCATATTGTCCCCCAAGCTCTTCAAATTTCCATGTAGGATGTTCTGTTACGTATGTCATCGCTGCCTTTCCACAGTCTGTTATAGATTTACCATCCAAAGTATCATGCATAAAGATGGTGTGTTGGACGAAAGGAGCAAATTTTTCTAGTTCGAGCATTGTGTGTTCGAATGTATGGAGTGTATCAATGAAAAGCATATCAACGACTTTGTTCCATTTGAGGTCTAAATCATTCCCCTGTATGAATGTCCATATATTATCTAACCTCCATTCCTTAACAGCACTAATTCCCCTATTACATGCTCTTATATCCACGCTCCATAAGTGGCCATTTGTCTTCTTCAAAGCTAAAAGTATAGCTCTTGTGGATACAGCATTTCTGACTCCTAATTCAAGGACTGTTCTAAATCTTCGTCTCACAATATGGTTGTACATAATGGGTAACGCATATTGTACATCAGTCCATACATTAAATAGTTCGTTTTTTAATTCTTCGTCTGTCTTCATGTTATTCTCACCTCAATCGTGGATTTCTCTATATTGACGTGTATCATTTTTGGTAAGTAGACCATTTCGAACTCTCCATCTAACACACTGTACATTTCTTGCCTAAGAATAAGAAGCTGTTGTATATCAGAGTGACTTGCTTGTCTCAGGAACAGCTTCTGACTAAGAGACACTCCAACTGCTCCTATACATAGACGAGATTTCATTGTCCAGAGCGCATATTTCCTAAGTAAGAGTGCTTGTAAAAGATCTTCAGTTTTTAATCCTATGGTAAGCCGAGATTTTAAATCTATTGTACTGGACTTTCTTAAAAGGAGAGAACCCCCGAGTTGTGTAAAGTACCAATCAAACAGAGCATAGTCGAATCTACCCACATCAAACTGTCCTATCTCCATCATCCATATGGGACGGATTTCCAATGTGCATTCAATGTCTGATTGTGCATCGACCATTGTTCATACTCCTTTATGAAATTATATTTAAGTTACTCTTATAGTAAATTGTAAAGTCATCTCCTGCGGAAACTGTAGCACAATCTACTGTACCGTATGTCGTGTTCACTGTTCCGATTGTAGCATCTGCGTTGTTCTTTTTCACCTTATAAACATCCCCTGACTCATATATCACATTGGAGAGACCAAGCTTATCAGAGATTCCAACTTCAACAGTATCTGACGCAGTAACTCCAGCAGGAATTGTAATTTTAGAGACTGTAGCAAACGCAACATTTCCGTATGCAGTTCCACCTGCTACAATTGTAATGTCTTCTGTGACTGAGTTTCCTCTTGCATCTACACCAATTATTTTGACATCTCCTGAAGGAGAAGCGTTATTCGTTGTGGTGATACTTATATTTCTTGGGACATCTGGATTGGTTATTCCTGTTGTTATTTCTTGTTCTGCTCCAGTACCTGTTATTGTAGCATGGATATGATTAGTTGATGCTGCGAGGCAGTCCATGAAGATGTCATAATGCTGTTCGGTATAAACAATACTCTTCGACGTAGGTGTACTATAGAAGAGATAAGCATAATCATCAATCCTGTTATTTTTGATCACCGTCTTATCTGTGGTATTTGGTAAGTGAAAAACACTCCTACATCCCTTAATAATATTTGACACGATTAAAAAATCACTTGAATCAGCACTAAGACAGATTGCAATCACACTCGTAGTCCCACTGCCTGGTCCTATAATGACATTTCCACTTATCACTACCTGCTTAACAACATCAGAAACCGATATTGCTCTTCCTATCTCTCCTTCAATTACATTTCCAAATATAGAAATATTCTCGCTTCCATATAAAAAAATATAACAATCATATATGGCATTGTTCGCAACCGTTATCTCTTTACAATCCCTAAGATAAATAGCATAAGTATCACATTGAATCACATTTCCAACAATTGCCCAATTACTCACCGAACTTCCATTAAGAAAAATACCTATATTAGAGTCCTTGATAAGATTATTAGAAACCGTCACTCTTTCTGCACTGGTGGCTGGATAAGACTTTATACCGTAGTCTGTGTTATTGTAAATGATACACCCATCAACGAGGAGATCGTGAGGTGAAGTAGAACCTATGCTTACACCAATATCGTTGCTGTATGCAGTACATTCTACTAACGAGGAATTTCTGGAGTTTTCGAACATAAAACCAATCTCATTATTAGATGAAGTGCATCCTTTCATAATTGAACCGTATGGATCCCCCTCATAAAAAAAGCCGTCACCGTCACCATCTTCTGCTACACAATTTAAAAGCTTAGTATGTATTGCGGCTCTCACTCCGAATCCAGATCGCTTGAAGTCTTTGACTATAACATTTTCTACTGTCACATACTTACAACCCCCACCTATCTCAAACGCATATTGGCATCCACATATAACAGCCTCATAAGGCCAATTCGTCTTATTGGCATCAATCATCAAACTACGCACAGTCATATCCTCACAAGAATTTAGCTCAAGAATAGTCCAAGCCGAAAATGCATCATCACCCGCAGAGAATGGATTAGTCAAAGAACTTGTAAGAGTGATATTATTTCCTGAAATCTCTGATATACAATGATTTTCATGTGTAGTCCCATCAGTAATGTCAATCTCTTCTCCCTCTGTAAAATCACTTGCATCTGTAACTGCTATCACAGTATCCCCTACACCTGCATCAGAAGCGAGGGTAGAATATGCTTGTGTTTTCGGTTTAAGAATTGTAGAATTTCCCATACCTTCTATTACAATGTCCGTGTATGTCGAAAGTTTCAACTGTTTTGTCAAGTTAAATGTCCCCTCTAACAAAACAACTTTCCCTCCACCAGCAGGTAAAGCATCAATTGCCGCCTGAATCTCCACCTGATCGTCAGTTCCATCACAAACATAATCTGCAGCAGCTTTTCCTTTTGCTGAAGAGTCGTTTGCGGCAACAACTAAAGTAGCAGTCCTTGTTCTACTTTTTTGATCCTCCACCATAGCATTCCATTCAGCTGATGGTATTTTATCTTTTGGATTTTTAGTTTCATCCCATGTCATATTTATTCACCATTTAACTTTAATTTATTTTTCATTATTTCTCACCTTTTCAAGTTTTTCCTTTCATAAGCTGTACATGTACACTTGCTTTTTCAATATCTACTTTAACAGTTCTCAACTTATACTCAACATACAAAGTTCCACTTAAAAATGAGACTCTCCATATACTTATTTCACAAGGTAAGTCCGTGTATGTTTTGTTTCTTAATAGTAAACTATTATACAGCTTATTATAATACCTATTTCTTAATAGTAATTCTCCAGATAAGTCTTTTTCGTGAACTCTTCTTAATTCTAGGCTGGAGGGCAAACTTTCGTATAAAGATTTCCTCATGAGTAATAAGCTTTCCAAATCACTCGCTAGACGCCCAATATACAAATTGTTAGATAATGTGGAGTAGGAATGTCTATATAATTTTAAAGTGCCTAATAACGTACTATAAATGCCTCTCTGAAGCCTTATTTCTCCATTTAAGTTATTTCCTCCCATTACTCTTATTATAAGAGATTCTACAATATCGTCTGATGCTGAGCTTCTAATTGTTAATTCTCCGCCAAGAAAACTGCGATGTTTAATTGTCACTTCTCCAGACAGATCACTTAATGTAGGTTTACTTAAAATTATACTTCCACCAAGTCCTTGATATGTATCCTTTCTTAATAACAACTCCTGTATAATTGTGGAAGCATTTGGTCTTCTGAGTAAAAGCGTTCCTCTCGGTCTACTGGAAACTTGTTTCTTCCTGAGTAACAAAGAAGATGGTAAGTCTTTTTCTGTAGAGTGTAAGGGGATAGTCAACTTCCCGTTGATCTCTCTCCACCAGAAGCGAGGAATTACTAATGTCCCAGGTAGGTAGCGTCTCCAAGCTCTACGGAGCAGTAGTTCGTTGTATAGATCAGCACGAGGAGGTATATATAATGTTTCATCTAAATCTGATGAATCGATTCCTCTAATGGACAACACTGATGGAAATGTTTTGTATAAGTGTCTTCTTATAAGCAGGGTTAATAATAAATCATCATATCCGTATGGTCTACTAACAAGCGTATGTGATATGTCTTTGTACATTGATTTCCTAAGAAGAAGGGAAGCAGGAAAATCAGTATATGTGGATTTTCTAGACAGGATTGTCTGATTTAAATCATTATAACCGTATCCTATTATTATAAGTGTATGGAGAAGATCAGACGAAGCAATTCCTCTTAATAATAGTGTTCCAGAAAGACCGTTGTACGTTGTTTTCCTAAATTTCAATGTTCCGGGTAGTGTATCCCAAACAAAATTAATACCTAATTGTTGAAGCAATGTAATGTGATTCGACTGTTTAAGTAGAAGTTTGGATGCGAGTAAATTGTACGCTGAATGTCTCATAAAGAGTGTTCCATTGAGACTATCGTATGTGGATCTCCTAATTTTCAGGGTTTCAAATAAATCTTTCTCAGCCAGACCCTTGATCGAGAGTGAAGAAGGTAGAGTACTGTATGTGCTATGTGGTATAAGATATGTAACTTTGATCCAATCTACGTATGGTGTATCCGCAGTTCCTCTCGTTAACTTCAGCTTATAATAGAACTTATCAGTCAAGTTTGCCTTCGAAACATATATGAGATTATATCCCTCCTCCAGTGTGTCCCATGCCTCTGGCGTTCCTACATGATTATAGAAGTTTATATTATCATCAGAAAATTGAACCTTCGCTGTACCTCCATTTAATGTAACATTACTCTCAAAAGCAAATATGTCCTTGCTGTATGATGGAAGAAGCTGTACTGATGTAAGTGTACCTTCTGAAAGGTAGCCTGAAATAACTAGTGTTTGAGCAAAGGTGCTAGCAGAATAGTTCCTAACGATTAACACTTGGGGAATATTTCGATATACAGTCCGTCTTATCTTCAGTTGTTCGTTAATATCTTTGGTTTCCCTTACTCTAATTACCACTGTATGTCCGATATTTTTGTAATCTGACGGGAGTTCTCCCCACTCTTCAAACATGAAATCGTAAGTGGTGTGAGATGTCCACGAATCCCCACTATCAGAAGAGTCTAATCGACACCCATATCCGTATGCGGGGGATGAACCATCACATCTCCAACGTACAGAGTGACCCGAACTACCTGAAGGAGCTCTTATGACTATTGCATATTTTGTAGACGAAGTAAGAGTTGTTCCCTCACCAAGTGTTATCGTGTACCAAGCACCAGCATTGTTAGTTGTTAATGTGTTTCCATTATAAGTTCCAGAACATAAATCATTTCCCGTTGGGTGTCCAGCTGAGGTTGCACGGATTGAAACTGTAATAGTTCCGGGAGACCCCACTCTATATAATTTCAATTTTACGCTTTTGATGATGTGTGTCGTAGAGGGTGTGAATGTTTGCGCTTTCCAATAAATTCCACGGAGTTCGTAATAAGTGTCGTCCCCAACGTTATAATATTCAAATCTAGTGGCCATCTTTATCACTCACTATGTTTCTTCAATCTCACTTTCCCATTCTCTACGACAAGATCAGTCAACGTATCAATGTATGTTTCATTATCGAAATTGTCAGTAAATGTATCTCTCTCAAGCGTCGTCAAAATAGCTTCTAAATTAAGCTTCTCCCCACCAATTTGTAGCTCATTAAGAAGAGTAGAGTACAACTCCTGTCTCATTAATAGCTTCTGTGAGAAGTTTGTCCCATACATTTTCAGAAGGAGCTGATTATTTAAATCTTTAGATGTCTCTTGCCTAAGTAACAATTCATTCAATATGTTAGATGCTTCTGAGGTTCTTAAAAGCAACTGTCCATCTAGCGTAACATAAGCACCTCTTCTTATCTTCAGTTCGATAGGTAAATCATCATACCCCAATTTCCTTAGAAGCATCGTGTTAGAGAAATCATCGAAACCCATTGCTCTTATACTTAACTCTTGTCCTAGATCAGAATGTCCCAATGCTTTGATATGTAGTGTTTGAGCAAAATCCTTATATGTCCAAGTCTCCTCAGCACCCAACGCTTCTTCTGGAGGATTACCTGCAAAATAATACCAGAATATGTTATCGAGATAATATACACATGTATTCACCGTATTACCATACCAATAGAATCTAATGTTACTTGTAACTCCCACACTATCCTTATTTATGTCTGTTGCAAGAGTCACCCCGTTCTTTATTAACTTAATATCTTCTGTAAAAATATTAATCTCCAGAACATAATGTTCCCATACATTAGCAGACCAATTATATCCTGTATCAACATATTGATCTGTGTACTCGTTGTAATACAAAATGTTTTTGTTATTATCGAAATAGATAATAGCTGCCCACTTGCTTTCATTGAAATTATAGATGTTAAATGTATGTGCTGCTATATTTCCTCTCTTAATCCAGAAATCAACCTTGTAGTTCTGCTCGGGAGTTCCCCACGACGCTGTCCAATGCATATATCCTTGATTAGAAGAACTGGTGTCCCAAAACTTTAAGGCTCTGCTCCCATATTTATGCTCAGTAGTTACATAAGAGACTGTAGCATATGTGTTTGTAGACCATCTATCGCTAGCAGAGCCAATTTCCATCTCATCAGCACGGAGAAAATATACACCCCATGGATATTCAAGTGCTGTTGGAGGATTACTGTTCCCATAATATACATAGACTCTCTCACTATCATTTCTCGCTTGATTTGGCCCCACATATGGCGTCCTAAATCTTATTTTAGAAGCAGCGTTATTCCAGGAGGAGCCTGGTGCTAAAACCCTATGTATTTCGGAATGTGTCGAAGAAGTTTGTCTCACGATCCGTATATCATTACCATCTGTTTTCTCAACATTAGTGTGTGCTGGTCTCGTGTCCATCTCTACTTCGGCAGTATAACCGTTTTTAAGTGATTCATGAGATGTACCAAATGTAATCTCCCTTCTATACGGATAATCGGTATTCCACCAGGAGGTCACACCCACATTAATCACCCGAGAATGTTATTTCCCAGAGAACAGCTAGGGTATCTTCTACTCCTTTTGTTACAGCAGGGAAAGTAACCCTCGTTGCCATTATGAAATCAACATATGTTAGTACGTCGAAAAGACCAGCTTCTGTTATTGGTGCTGTTGCTTCGAGGGGATCGAATAGAGTCAAGAATCTTGTTGTTCCATTGCCTAGAAATGTGTTGTCTGTAGCCTTTCTAAATAAACAATCACCCACAATTCTAATTTTCTCTCCATCGTTACCACCTATACATTTAACAGATGTCACATCTTTGACTGCAACGTCAAGTCCCTGTAGCGTTATGTCGAATGTGTCGCCAGCTGAACAAATTGGTATTGTTGAAATCCCCACTCTATTATCTTGATTTAAATCATTGATATAATATGCTTCTAATGAAAATTCTGTTGTTATGTTTGTAATAGCCTCTATATGCATAGATGATGGATATTGTTGTAAGCCATCAAGGAATAGGCATCCGTTTCCGGTTGAGGTATCGATTTCCACATCACCCAAGTTTACATTGTTTCTTGGTTCCCAGCCTAAATCAGAATTTGAAGACAAAGCTTCATCAGTACCAAGTCCCAATCCAATTGCTCCTATGGGATCATCGGAGTCTTGAATGAGTCGATTGGCAAAGAGTTTCCTCCCATCTTCTGTAATAACATTATGTTTCTTATAATCTTTTTTTATTCTTCCAAACTTATCGTAAAGAATCAGCCTAACGTCTCCTCTTATCTTCATAAACGTATCACCCATATAATATCCTTGTCCACTCCATCAAATTTTTGTACTGCCGGAAATGTAGCCCTCGCCATCATACGATGGATTTCAAATGTTCCGCTCAATGAGGACTTTGTATAGTTTATGTCTATAGTTCCAGACAAGTCACTCGTAACGTTTGGTATGAAAAGTTTTGAGTTAAGTGGTCTCCAACTGTAATCTAGGTTGAAGAGGCCAGCTTCAGTGAACGTGTAGTCTCCTGCTTTCTCAGAGTTTGTGAATGTAGCTTTGAAATACGCATTGTATCCAGTTCTCCATCGAGAGGATATCATTGCTCTAACAATTTCGTTTTCAAGTTGAGCATCATCTTCTGTAGGTTCTGTTGTACCAGTACCTAAAGCTATCTCTTGAGGTATTACTTGATTTATACCGCCTATTCTCCTTGCGATTATGTCAAAGCCCATAGATGTTACAATATATTTGCTCGTCATGGAGTTGTCACCGCCAAGATTTGTGAGAAGTTTTTATAGTGTAGCAATTCAACTGAACCAGATAAATCTTTTGTACCGGATTTCCTAACGATTAATGTTCCGCCAAGACTATCTGATGTCTCCATAATCATACTTGCTGAAACTGTATGTGTTTCGTTGAACTCAGTACCTACGTAATCCAGCTTTATTCCTGCTGCTCTTGTAGAGTCTATCATGGAGTTAAGTGTGGAGACCGAGAACTCATCTGGATGATTTTTAACCCCCACCGCTATATGTGCGGGGAAATTCTCTATCACGTCCACATCTGAAGAGCCTGTGACAATTTCTGTGACTCTCTTTATTTCTGATATAACGCCTCCACCAACCAATGATGGGACAGATGATCTGATTCTTGACCTAAGTTCTTCGTCAGTTTCTCCAGGATACCTTTCAATGTTGAATAACGCTCCTATTCGTTCTAAGTTGAGGTCTGTTGCAGTATTTACATACGATGCGGATATTTTATCTGATATTTCAATTTCTAATTCAGCAATTTGTCTCCCATCCATTTTAAGGAATGTAGCGTTCATAGAATCGATACTTTTGTCATATGGTGTGGTAAGTCTGTTTAAGAGTTTTTCTACAATTCTCCTCCCAATGGGGTACACTCTGACTCTACTTTGTAGTATTAAGTCTGATCCTTTACCTATGTACAATGTTTGTGGCAGATTGTTGTACATAAAGCCTACATACAGTGAGGATTGTAATTCTTTCCACCATTGTCTCCATAACGTAAGACTACCGTACAGTGGTGGTTCGGTGAATGTGTATCTCCTTAACAGAACATTACCAGATAAGTCTGGTGAGACATAGCCATATCTCCGTAGTAAGAGGGCATTCAACAGATCGCTATGTCCGGGGACAAAGAGTGAACCAGAAAGTTCAGAGAATTTCTTTTGTGATATCGTTAGCATACCAGATAAGACGGGATGGAAAATTTTAAAACAGCATATGTATGCATATCTCTGACTTGCGAGATTATTAAGGGCAATACAAACCATGTCTGACGTCGTACTGAGTTGTAGAACACCCACAGATGTTGGGGCGTATCCAAAATACGTTTCATATTCGCTAGGATCATAATTTTCAGTTTCTCCATCAAAAATTTTAATTTCGTCCTTCCAGATGCCACAATCTTTCACTCTGACATAGAGATCTGTATACCAATAGTATGGAGAACCAGATTGCTGATGTTTCCTTAGATATACAACGTACACTCTGTCTATACTGTCCTTAAATATGAATGGATGATATGCGTTAGAGAAAACTGTTCTATTCCATGTGCTCCCATTTTGTTCGTATACATAAGTGGAGGAGCCAGCACTCCCAGCAACAACAGCATTCCCGTTCTTAAGTACAACTAATCCTGCTGCATCAACTCCATCAGACTTATTCACTTCTTCGTATGTGAGAGTTCCAAATCTATCTACTTTAACCATCCAGAGATCCTTTGCACCTGCCCATACATGTGTGACAGCAAATCTAAAGAATTCATCATCATAAAGAGCCACATGTGGAATTGTACAACCATAAGAATATTGATCAGTCTCATTCGGCCATGGTGGTTCAATATATATTCTATCCTCTTCTTTCCTCCTATAGAAACAAGCTCCACCATCATAGGCATTATCTGTACCATAAACCGCATGCCTATCATCGAATTGATCAAACATAGCCCAGGTCTTTGCTCCCCTACCAGAACCCCAGAAGCCTGGACTTGAAATTCCTATTTGACTGGATTCGAGAAGAGTGAGACTTGTATCATATTTTTTCTCATAGTGATGGACGACATTGTTATAATAGTCGGGATATGCCATTGTTAAATGGTTGTTGTATGCTAGAAGTTTGGAATATAAATTAACTCCCACCATCCCAGCACTTCCAGCCCAATGAGATACATTGTAGGTTTTCTTATCAGTAAAACTTGATCCATCGGTAATCTCGGCTAAATGTAAGACATAAGTCCAGTCTATCGTGGGGTGCTTAGTATGATATGTGGCATACATCTTACTGTTAAAACTGGCGAGTGATACACTACATACATTCTCATGAAGTGTTAAGTTAACATCTGATATACTCATTCTCTCTTCTTCCCCCTAATCTTTTCTTTCTTCACAACTCCTTTAACAACTTCTTTCTTTCTCTCCAATTTCCTCTCTTCCCGTCTGTCTTCATCATCATCTAACATAGCTTTGAACCTCTTTACACTATTCTCATAATTGTAGAATTTTGATCTCTCAACACTAAGATCTACGCATTCTTGCCAGAACTTATCATCTGTCCTCAAACGTTCAATTTTCTCGTGCATACAAGTCATGTCATTAGGTTCGCAAGTTAGGTCAGGAAAACAGAAAGCTAAATCCTCAACATACTTAGAACCCACGACTGGTACCTCTAATGCTGCTGCTTCATATACTGCTCTCGATGCACAAGGTAGTTGATATGTCTCCATAGCACATTTCGCTACAGCCAAATGTTTCAGCCATTGGTTGAAATTCATTGGTCCAGTTACTATATCGTATAGAGCTAATGCATTAGTTGTATCCTTCTCAATATGATTATTGAAATTCTTGACTAGCGGTGTGTCCCAGATAGCTAACCATGGTAACCAGAATTTACCATGATTATAATGATGTCCAAAGACAACAATTGCATTCTTTCTAAACTTCTTATAATGGTATCTGTATGTTTCCCATCTCATGGGGTGTGGGTTGTAGTAGATTTTGCGTTGTAAAAATCTTTCGAGATTCCTACAGTAATAGTTTGACACATGGAATATTACATCTGCGTTTAAAATTTCCCTCTTAAATGTATTCGGGTACAGATACTGTTTCCACCAATGATCCTGTCCCCAGTCTATGTCAGCTACAATTTTAGTTGAGCTTTCCCAACCAATTTTTGCTCTGAGATCAGCGACAAGCGGTAAGTTTAGTGTGTATGCATCAATATACACTATGTCGTACTTCTCTGGATCAAATTGCGGGTGAACTGTCACAAGATCACCTCTAAATGCTTTTGGCCAGTGATATGGACTGGCGGGCATTTCATCTGCTTTAACTGCTTTCTTGGTTACTGGTCCAAGTTGCGTTGTATACATACAAAAATTCAAATTGCTCATTTAACCAACTCCTTTATATGTTTTTCCTTTTCAAAAAACTCCTTCATTTCTACTATTTGTTTTCTCAAACTTTTCTTAACCACTCTGTTACATAAACTTTTTTCTGTGGATAAACTTCGATCAATTCTACTCTTAACTTTCTTAGGTACTATACCTATATTTAAGTTATATATTTCCTGTATCATGGAGAGGAGATCGAATTTGCTAACAACATTCTCGGAGAACACATGATGTATCCCTTTGCGATATAAACCTTGTATCATAATATTTTCAATAATTTCGGCTAAATACAATGTTGTTACACCATTCCAGAAGTGGTTCATGAAACCAAACACAGTTTTCCCCTCCTGACTCTTGAACCATGACAATAGAGAACGAGAGTTCCCCCCTCTCTCCTCCCCAATGATCGAAGTCCTGAGTACCATACAGTCAGCAGAATCTCCACCACACTTACTTAATCCATATAAGTCTTCACAATCGTATGGATCAGACTCCACATACTTCCCATCTCTCCCAGAGAAAACACAATCGGTAGTTATGTGAAAACATGGTGTCTGATAGCTGTTACATAAGTTTGCTAAGTTTATGGGAAAGACTGTGTTCACTTTAAGTACATCCTCTACTGATGTATCTTCTATTCTAGGCTTTATGACCCCAGCACAATTCACGACAAAATTGGCGGAGGATATGTAGTGCCTGAGTTCAAAGACATCCTCTTTTGTTATGTCGAACTCCTTCCGTGTGACCGTCTCCACTTTATACCTCATGTATGTATAATAGCTTTCCATGGCGTATCCCAGCATTCCATTTGCTCCTATAATAAATATGCTTTTCATCGTGGATCAATCCTCCAGACGTCTCCCCATTTATAGGGATTAAATCGTATATCGTCTTTATCCCTCACGACCTCCTTGTATGTACGTGAGGACATGGAGACTAATAATGTGTCGTCAGTGAGGGACATCCATCCATTTGCATATCCAGGAGGAATTACAACAATTTTAGGTTTCCTCTCGGAAATGATGAATGTACATATTCTCTCTGGATTTTCGATATCAATTGCTACAAACTTTGCAGCCCCCTTTATAATATAGAACATCTTTGTCTCTCTATAATGTAGATGGAATCCTCTTATTGTTCCCCTAGCAAAGTTTCCTACAACGTACACTCTTCGTATAGCGTTGGGAGACAATTCGTTTGTTAGGGGAATAAGGAAGCCTCTGTCATCATCGTAGGCTTCAATATCTATAACATACGGTTCCGAACTCTCTGTCGAAAATATTGACATATTAAACACCTCCTTTATTAATAATAGACTTAACATGTTTAGTGTTGTAGTATACACCGTCAGACGTTTCTTTTATACGATGTTCTTCAAACATTTTTTTCAACTTCAAAATCTCTTCCTCTACTGTCACGTGAGGTTTTGTTGAGAAGAAAGTTTCAGCTTTTGAAGAGTCTACACGATAGCTTCTCGTATCCTTAAGCTTCATATCGACTATATCCACTTTGATATCAGGGAATATTTTTTTAACAATATCTGCTAGCTCTATTATCTTCACATTCAGCGTTTTTATGACAAATATATCATTGTATTGTCTTTCTATTGATTCAGACAGATACTCTGCTACATCTCTCACTGAAATAATTGGTCTCCATTGCTGTCCACCGTATATTGTTAGTTCCTTGTCCCTCAAAGCCTTCAATGTCAAATAATTTACCACTAAGTCTAGTCTGATCCTAGAATATGTGTCTCCGAGTCCATAAACTGTACCGAGACGAAAGACTGTACCGTTGTTGTTTGACACAAACTTTTCTGCTTCGAGTTTAACGGCAGCATAGAGCGATAGGGGATTTGTGGGACTTTCTTCATTAACTAGATCATCCGTTGCACCATATACCGAACATGTAGAGGTAAAAACAATGGGTCTTTCAGTTCTATCTAGGAATCTCTTTAAAGAGTTAACATTTACTTCTCTAGTTAATGCTTTGTCGTGATCACAAGCCCCCTCACCCACTATCGCCGCAAGCCATATGATGGAGTCGAAGTCATCATGTATAGAGACTAGTTTATCAGTGTCCCTTATGTCGCCGTATATGAATTTACATGGCTTTAGAAAGCGTGTTTCATACAATAGGTTATCATACACTGTAACATCGTGACCTCTGTCGAGAAGAACGTCCACAGTGAGTCCGCCTATATATCCTGCTCCGCCGACAACTAAAGTTTTCATCGTATCCCCCACTTTTTATTATAATATTTTTTTCCTTCTTCTAAATCTTTTGTATGGTCTAATAGTCCACTCCTGTATGTCATGGATGGGAAATGAAATACCAGAACTGGTGCAAGTAAGTTAACATATCTAGCTTCTATGTACCTTCTAGACAGATCATCATCTGCGTAGTTGCCTCCGAGATTCGGAAACTTCTCATCCATTCCACCTACATCCCAGAAAGAGTTTGTTGTCGTTAGTGTCCAGCCAAGTGCTAACCTGCTAACAAGTTGTACAGAGTTCTCAAAGTTTCTTCTACAAACATCTTGTGTCCCAGATGCCCATGTAGCCCAGGTACCAATGAGACCTATGCGGAATTGTATTCTATTATCCCTGTACACTTGGAGAAGAATGTCCAACCAGTTGGGGGTAGTAACGACGTCATTTGAACCAAGTAAAACGAAGTCATATCTTGCTTCTCTCACTCCCTGATTGATAGCCTTACAATAGCCCAGATTCTTTCGATTGTTAATGGCTATTATATCAGAATTTCTTTCCAGCAGTTCCCTTGTTGTTTCATCCTGTCCATTATTCACAACAATAATTTCGTATGTGTCTTCTTTCGTATGCATGCGAATAGATCGTATACATAGATCAAGATACTGCGGTAAGTTCCATGTTACTACGACAATAGATGTTTTATAATTTAACATTGTATCACATCTGATCGCAAGGAATTTGTACCTTCTCACCAGTAATAGTGTTTGTCTTAGAAATCTCAAATATGACTTTAGTGTCCATTGTAACTTTCGCTATAGCTTTATATAGGAAGCCGTTCCAGTTAACTTTGTATCCTATGGCCACATATTGTAATGTTGGTACTGCTCCCTGTACCAAGGCAGACGTAGCTTCTTTAAAACAGATTAAATCATATTTTACTGGTAAATTGGAGCATTCTAGGATTCTAGCATCCTTCACACCTTCTAGATCCATGTAGAAAACTCCAGTAGAAACATCTAACCAAAAATCGAATTTCCTTTGGGAAAATATCACGCTGTACGATGGTGTAGACAGCGGAACTGACCCTCTAGAAATTATATGCATCCTTTTTATTTTATTTATATCTAAATCTTTTTTCCAATTTAACTCAGACCCATCCTCCATTATCTCATCGACGAAAGTGTTATCTTCCATCTCCATTCTCCAAATTGGTCTAAGATATTTATTCACAAATTTTTGATTGAAAGTAATTCTAGCAACTATCTCAAACGGATAGACTGCGAGACTTGTTCTCATATCCTTATTCGTTACATTCATTTAAACACCTCCGGAGAAGCATTGTATTGCCTCCCTTGAGTAAAACATACATTCCTATGATTGTATTCACGGTGTATGTACGTATGGGTTTAAAAAACAAAATTTAACTGTATTTGTAGCTCAGTCTGTAGGAGAAACTATCCCACGTACCATCTGCTGCATCTGCTGGCGGTTTGATCGCAAGATATATAAATTCTGTATCAGACCCAGACCCTACATCATTAAGGTTTGAGCTACCAGGTTCTGACTCATCCAATGAGTCCCAAGCTGCTTTCGATGCGTCTGCTATTCCAGCCATTGAGGTAAATCCCGTTGAATGACTCCAGTGGTGACTCCAACCAGATGCAGCGTTCATACTGCCTTGATTTGCCACTAAGTCGTTCGCCCAAAAACGCAAGTCTTCAGCATCGTTCCCATCGAAGTGGGCAACTACTGCATGTGCATCTCCCCAAGTACCGGCATCAATCGTCCCATGATCTAATGTCGTTATTGAGGATGATGTGGTTCCGTCTCCTGTCATGAGCTTCCAATACACTGTAGGTGCAGCCATTTAAACACCTCCAACACTTATTTTATTTGTGTCAGTACTAGCTATCTCGTCTGTGCTAATTGATATATTTGTAGTACCTAACACGGGGGGTGGATTTGTAGAGACTTGTAAGTCTGTAACATCCTCCACTCCAGCAATATCCATCACAACATCTATGATGCCGTAGAATAGCACATCTTCTCCGGCACCGAGTGCATTTATATAACTGTCAATTTCCGAATCAATAGTATCTAATACATCAGTTGGATGATCATCAGAAAGACTGACTGTGATATCCACATATATGTCTATGACCTTTGGCTCTTGCCATGTAACTTCTATACCTGCTGGGCGAGTATCAAGAATTGCCTTATCCACATCCTCAGCAGCAAAGTTTCCAGCAACAACGAGGGACAGTGTATGTGTAGTGAGGTCTTCATCATATGATACACTTTCTACACCAGAGACGGAATTTACTGCTGCGACAATTGAAGCCACTGTTCCTCTACCAGCTACCGACAACGCAGTTTTTGCCCTATACCTAAGTGCAGCATCTGTTTCTTCGTCAATACCTCCTTCTGTTGCAGCAGCATTAGATATGGAGGTGACCCCACTTATAGCAGATATTATTGTATTGATAGTTGTAGCGTTGACGTTCCCATCAGAGCCTGCTTTAACTGCAGTAATATTCACATCCACTGTTCCGCCTGCTCCTATTTCACACGCTTCATCAGTAACAAATTGTGTACCAGCCTCTGTTTGTACTGTCCAATCCGCTGGTATGTTAGTACCCGGTGAGCCAGTAATTGTTAATGTCCCGGTAGCTTTTGTCGCAGGTATTCTTGTTATACCCATAACGGCAACGACCGAATCGAGTGAAGAGCCTGTTGCCGTATCTATGTAAGCTGAGTAATATGCCGATTGCAAATTCTCCCAGAGAAGAGCCTCCTCGAAAGTTATAACCTCTATAAATTTCATGAGTGGGGATGTGGAATTTAGATCTACGTCTGTTCCAAAGAACTGCTTAGCATAAGTTTTCTTTTCTTCTATTATATCATTATATGTTTTTATTATAAATCCTTCTGGTAAAACTCCATATGCCATTTTATATCACCATGTTAAGTTGTATTTCATCTCCTTTTACAGTTGTTATGCTGATAGATACTGGAATTTGTCTAAAGGCGTTCATGTTACCTATCTCAATATTGTTAATTGTGTCTAGCCATGGATAAGTGTTTATACATTTTTCAAGCTCGTATCTCAACATAGCTTTACTTGCTCTCTCCTGAACCACTTTCAGTGAATCAAATCCTGTGTTTGGATGAAACATGTCTTCGCCAAGTTGTGTCCTGATTAGTATACATAGGTCTTGTCTAACTTTCTCTCCGCTATCGATTTCCATCTGAAGTCTTCCTGAGACAAATCTTATGTTGGCTGGTATATCTTCTACTCGCCAAAGTTGAAATGTCCTACCATATGTTTCCATATTCATCACCCTGCATACACTGTGTTTGAACCTTCGATCATTGTGTCTCCACGAGAATCCTTGTCTCCTATTCTACAGACTCCCTTACCAGTACTTGCGTCGCAATTTAGATAAACCTTCGTACCTTCTATCTGTAGATTTCCACTAGCTATCTTAATAACTATATCTCCGTTTTCTTTTAATATTATCTGTGAAATCCCATTATCCGTCTTTCTAAGGATAGTAAAGTCTCTCTCTTCATCTTTCTGAGGAATTGTGTCATCTTCTGTAAAGAAGCCTCCGACTATTATGGCGTCATCAATTGTAAATTGTCTCTTGAACACTGGATCTCTTATATCTTTATCTATGAGAAGCTTATCTAGTGCGTATCTGGAGAAGACCAATAAGACCACATCTCCTACTGCGTAATCGGGTATAACCACTGCATCCTTCCCCTTCTGAAAAGCTATTGGAACATCTGCTATAATTGGTGTCTTCCTAATTTCCCCATTATCAAATTCCATAGTTAATTTGACTTTTACTTGACAGCGTAGCGTTGTATGATTTATATCCACTATAATTCCGGGAACTGCTGTCCACAGACTTTGTAACCTGTATTGTATCATATCCCTTATTCTCTGTCCTATCGGTTTTGTCATGCTATCACCAGAACTCACCTGTTGCTAGTATTTTCTTTCTTTGTGCCCCGACTCTTCCAGACGGGTAGGCTACTTCTTTAATGTTGCCAGGATATGGCGTCACGGTCATCTCTATGGTATTGGTTGACTCATCACTTATCATTTTATAGGAGTTAACCAGGCATGTGGAATTTAGGTATTTTCCCTCAACTTTAATAAGACTTCTAATCCCCACTTTCCATAGGAGAAGAGCAGTAACTTTCCATTGTGTTCTCTCATTGGTATTTTCGGTATCCGCTGATCCATCGGGAACTGCTTCTATAAGACCAGTATTTTTGTTTAAAACATACCCCACTTCCTCTATATAACTATTCACTGATGCTCCGGTTTGTGATTTGACCACTAAACGAGACTGTGGCGTTACTCTAAATATATATTTATTATCCTTACAAATTTGTTGTATTGCTCCCCAGTATGTTTCACCATAGAATCCTTTGCTTTTGTAGAGGAGTCCTTCTTCTTTCGGAAGTTCAAAACTCATGATTAGCCCATTCTTGTATGCGAGCCATGCTATATCTCCGAGTATTTCATTCGTATATGTTGGTTCAGTCCAGTATAACTCGTGATTAATGGGAACTGATAGTAATTGTTTCATATCGGTAAGACAATGTAACTTAACTGCTTCATCAGCTTGTTCGTATATTACTTCTTTCTCACTGACTGTCCCATTGAAGACCATACCGTAAGTGGATGGCGATGCTGTAGAGGGAGGGTCTTGATAGAAACCACCATATAGTCTCACGGGAGTTCCTTCTTCTATGTTTCGTACTGTGTTCGTACTCAAATTGTATATAGTTATGTCTGCTGCATCTGCATCAGTCGTATCCGAACCCTCCAAAGTGAAGTGGATTTCGAAAGTGGGGTATGTGTACTCCTTCCATTTATTACCAATTCCTATATCCAATCTCACATATTTTCTATATAATCTTCCCGTCATCTTTCTTCCACTCCAGCTTCTCCTAATGCTGTGGTCATTCTGTAGTCTGGGGATTCAGGGCTGTTGTCTTTACAATACAAGACCCATCTTTTATCTACATCATCATTCATGATCACATAAGTTGTGTTTTTCACCATCTCCGAATTAAGGACAACTTTCTTATCGCTCTTTCTAGTTATTGTTAAATGTGGAACTTTAGTGTCTTCGGAATATCTGAGCTCACATATGTAATCGACATAGGCTACATTAGTTTCAAATACAACATGTTCATTCCCTGGATCGATAGGGAATTTATGCCATACAGACGGCACTTCATCCTCACCTAGACCGAGAAGTCCTCCCACAGATTTGAGCCCATCTATAAGTATGTCCCATATACTCTTATCATCCTCATCTTCCCACGGAGGTGCGACTAGTTCTGTTGGTATTGGTTTTGACCCTAAGTCGTTAGCGATGTTACTGTATATAGTACCATCTTTATCAATAATGAGATACAGTGTCTCTTCAAGTGGGATAGCGACTCTCAATTGTTCCAATTCCAATGTAACATCATACGTGTTGGCGGATTTATTGGATGTTGTAACAGTCATGTTGGAGATTACTACATTATCTATATAGCCTACCACTGTGGACTCGAATGGAACAGCATACTTGTTTTCGTATAGGTATTTTAGATAAGACAACTGTTGGTCTCTCCAGGCGTATTCACCCTTTCTAGACCGTCCAGTAAATAATGTGAGAGTTACTCTAAACTTTCTATTCATGGTGGATATATGATCAGCTATTTCAAAACCTTCTTCCATAGGGTGTTTAATGACTACATTCTGGAAAGTATGTTCTGCTATGGAAACTGCCTCGAATGGGTATCCACCAAGTGTGATGTCTTCATTCTCAGCTTCTATTCTGTACGTCATCCAATCGACCTCTCAAACTCACGCCTTATAAGGTCTGCTAGGTCTCTGTCACTCTTGACTATGTTGTTGTGAACGTCTATCGTGATACCTCTCTCCTCCCTAATTCTCTCCGCCTTTTCAAATTCTCTCCTTAACATATACCCACGAAATCCACCTTCTCCACCAAATATTTTTTCTTTGGCCCAAATCATTAATTTAGCTAGGCCATACGCAACAGGAACCGCTACTGTGATCACTGCCGCTATAGCTCCGAGAGTGGAAGCCAGGCCTCCTAGTGTCACTCCACCTAGACCGAGTCTTGCTAGCAATCCCCCAGAACGAACAGCTGTACCAGTGGCCGCAGCACCACTAGATAATGTTTCTGCTACAGCTAGACCTTCATGAGCTATCTTCAAATCTAATGCTGCTATCTTATTGGCAACTAAGGCTGCCGTAAATGCTTTTACAGCCCTAATTACCTTCCAGATTATAAGTGCACTGGAAATAACTGCAACGAGACCTGTAAGAGTTGCTGCAACCTTTCCAAATCTTTTGTTAATCTCATCGATAACAGTCGACCAAAACACAAATAGACCAACAGCCACAACGATAGCTGCAGTAAGAGCAAGTGTGATGGGTAAAAGATGCCAAAACACTAATTTCAGCATCATTACACTCTTACCAAATAGGACAGTGATACCTGCTGCTCCAGCTGCTTGCATCGTGTAGATGGCGAGAGACGAAATCAATAGAAATACGGGTGCTATGAGAGCAGTGGCCGCAGCAACTAAAGCTAGGAGACCACCTGCGAGTAGACCTATCATAATAAGAGTCCTTTTTAGACCAGATGGCATCCCTATTATCCAACCAAAGACAATTCTAAAAGCTTTCGCAAGTGTTCGAAGTGTCGGTGCTAGTTGTTCTCCAAAAAGAACATTTATGGCTTCTAAGTCAGATTTGATGAGCTTGAACAATCCAGTTAGAGATTTTAAGCTCTCTATCTGCATTTCGCTTTGTGTCCGAGCATCCTCGACTGATTTCACAAAGACATCCCATTCATCAGAAGAAGATCTTAAAGCTCTATTTATGATTTCGGCTACTTCCGGGGTTGCACCATAAGTATCGATAAGGGATTGTGTAACATCAATGTTCCCCACCATTTGTTTTCTCCAAAATTCGAGAACTCTGGTAGCGTCAGTGTATCCTTTGTTCAAGATGAACTGTCTAACAGCCACCGCTTCCATGTTTTCTGCCTGTTTCCTTAGAGCGTCTCCACCTTCATCAAGAAGTGCTAATAGGGCTGTACCATATCGGAGTCCAGCGATTGATTGTGCAACTAGAACTCTCTCAGTTTGAGATACACCCTCAAGCTTTTCATTTATCTCATCAATTAAATCTGGGAAAGGTTTCAGATTACCTTCAGCGTCGACAAAAGAAAAACCATATTTCTTTATAACAGCAGCAGCACTCGTTGCTTCATCATTGACGATCCCGACAGCCTTAGCCACTCTCATTAAAATACTTCTCATAGCCATACCGGACTTTGATCCCTCTATACCAGCATTAGACATGAGCATAATTGCAGCAGTAACTGTTTGTATATCATATCCGAATTGTCTCGCAGTCGCAGATACGTATGGAAATGCAGTTCCTAGAGACTGGATTGTAGATAATGAATGTGTGATCGCATATGCCATTGCTGAGACAATAGTGGTTAATGATTCTGCTTCATATCCAAATCCCTTCAATGCCTCTGCTGCAATCTTTGCTGCTTCTTTCGTGTCGATTAATCCAATTGTAGCGAGAGATAGGATTTCTGGAGTAGCTGTAAGAATTTCGTTAATAGTGAATCCAGCCATGGCCAAAATCTTTTCTGCCTCAGTAATTTGCGTTGTTGTCCATTCTGTTGCTCTACCGAGAGCTATAGTCTCCTCAGCTAGAAGTTTAGTTTGTGCAGCAGAAGCTCCGGAGATAATTGCTACTCTCTTCTGTCCCCATTCAAACTCCGCATAGGTTTTCGCTGCTCCCATCCAGGCTTTGTTGATAATACCCGCCACTCTTTTTGCTTGAGCTCCGACAGTCCATAGTGCGAAACCTGTATAAAGTGCAGCTGATCTCAAACCCTGACCAGCTTTAACAGCTGTCTCCATGGAGCTACCTATCATATTCACTCCCTGGAGAGATTTTTCTAATCCTTCTAGACCAAACCTGACCACGAAAGACGCTATTTCAAAAGCCAAAATGTATCACCTAAATATGTATTTGGGAGCAGGTCTACCAGGAGAAATTCGCTGAAGCTCTCTCTCGGCCTCATCGATCTTCTCCTTAACAGGCTTATATTTCTCTATCAAATAATGCGATGCTTTCCAGATGTCTTTTACATCCCATTTACCTACAGAACGAGGATCCAAGCCAAATTCTGCAGCAATGTCGTAGATTATTCTTTCGCTCCTGGAATCTTTAGCAAGTTTTTTTGCATCAACTCAGCGACTCCTAGCATGTTCTCAATTTCAGAGAATAGAAGAAGAGCTGCTGGTGCACTGTACTTCGATGGGTCTCTCTTAGGGGAAACTATACACTGCCTAAACAAAAGCTGTGTATATTTTCTCCTATCGATTTTCCCTTGTAAATCCGAGCATTTACCTATGAGATCCATGTAATCCATACCACACATAGACTTAATCACATGTTTCTCTCCAAAGACATCTATCTCTCTTGTTTCTTCTGGATTGTATTCTACTTTCGACATAAATAAAAACACCTCCTTTTAATTTAGCCTAGACTCAACTTTCTTCCCTATATCCATACCCTATGAAACGAAAGCTGTAATCAGGCGATTCTTTTTCGTTTGTAGCTTTTGTAGGCGGTGAAGCAAGCATAGCATATTCTAAGACTATCTCAGAAAATCCTGTAGCGTCTGGAGATACAGACACTATTCTGATTTTCGTAACAGTATGTGCGTTCATTTGTCCGCTCCATAGGGAACTGAGATAAGCTACTTCTGGAGACGTGGACTTTAAGACTATAGTAATTTCTGCAGCGGATGATGGATCTATGTTAAATCCAACTTCACCTTTAAGCCCTTTTATTAAAGTATCTTCTGCTGATGGAGCAACACTAATTCCTCCAGTAGCGTATTGTGTCAGTAATCTATCCCCTACGTAGCAATCTATATCTCTTATATCATAGACTGTTGGTTCAGTAACTGCCATTTCATATCACCTTCTAATATATATCTATTTCTTCTTATATTTATCTTTTGTGAAACCTTCAGATTGTAATCAGAAGGTTCAGGCGGATCTCTTGTATGTGTCCTGCGAGATATGCAGTGACAAAGACATTCCTGAGAACCCTATTCACTCTATCAGCTGTGGGTATGTCTTCGAATGCTGGCATTTCCACAATATATCCTGTATGGAGGTCTCCAGCTTCATCGTACCAAGGCTCTCTAAGAGCTGTAGCATGAACAGCTTCTTCACAAGCAGATCGGATTGTTGAAGCAACCACAGCAAGTGCTTTCTTCTCGTATGTTAGCTTCGTTCCCATGAGAAGTGTTGTAAGCCTATCCCGTATCAAATCTTCGAGATAATATTTTGTCCTAGTTATATCTATGTATTTGTAATCTCCTCCAACTGTTGTTAAACCATTGGACATAACATCAGTGTCGATTTTTCGTATAACAGCATTCACGGGATTTACTTCAGAACCTTCAAGCGTAGACTCGACTTCCTCTGTTGTGAAATATGTCTGCATAGAGAGACCGTGTAGTCTTTGCCACATGACATTATCCCAAGGTTTAAGGTTTGCTAGAAGTCCTGCTCCACATGCTGCTATATCATCATCGGTTTGTGTAGTAGCTATTCCCATAACATTTCTAGAATCTGTTAAGTAGTTGAATTGCGTTATAATATTTGCTGCCGTTGTAGCATTAGACATGATAGGCATAATCCAATTATTGCTATCACAATATCCTATAAGTTTATCTAAATCACCAAGATGCGCATCGGCAGTTGGTGTGTCTGCCAAAACAACAATATTTATATCCTCGTTGCTTATGGCGGTATTTATTGCAGCCCAATCGATGTATGTGTAGGATGTCACCACTAAACCTGCTCCTGTCCCGGATATCATATTATCGTCTATACCGACAAAACCTGTTATTGGATTAACCCAAGCTTCACCGGAAGCTGAACTGGGTAAATGATCCGCAGCACATAGGGGATCCCATTTTACTGTGGCTGATACTCCGTCTCCCTTTATTGTAGGCAATGTTTCGCCACATGGGGGTACATGTGCTAGGGTCATTGTTACATCATCTACGTCTGCTGCAGCTTCGTCTGTTACGGTCTTTATTTCCGCTCTTACTATCCAAAGGGTCTTGACTTGCTGTGTAAAGATCATCTCGGCAGCATTTGCTACGTCTGTACCTGATCCAAATTGATCTTCAACGGCTGCTATGGTCGAGAACTCTAATACTTTATTGTAGCAGTATGTCTGTAGGTTTGGTGTCTTCGCTTTATCTCCATCAGCAACATTACATACAATTTCTTGTTCTGTAGTGCTATAGTTGTATTTTCCTGGATCTGGTGTTGAGGGATAGCTGTTTGAAGAGTCGAGTACATATTCCGTGTCCCCCAAGTACACTTGTTTAACATCAGTAAATGTTTGAGACATCTCGAATGTCTTCTTCCCACTAGCTCCTGGTGCGTCGAATGTTTCTGTTGCGTAACCGTCTTTTGCCACTATACAAGGGTTTCCATATTCTCTCAATCTGGTTCCCACCGCACTTATGGTGGTATCTATTATTACTGCTTCTACTGGCATTTCTTTTTCACCTCTTTATATTTTATATATATACACTTAGTTGCTAAATAGCAACTTCTGTCTCATATTCAGTCTCTAGAAGTCTCGGCTTGATAACATCCACATATTCTAGATTTGCTATCGTAGCACTAAAGTTCCTTCTAGGGTACATAAATGACTGAATGAGCTCGTCTAAATTCTTTATCTCATCGCTCACATCAAGAACAACGAGATTCTCATTATTTTCTTCAAATAAATCTTGTAATTCGTATGCAAACCAATCACGGACTCTCTGAGCCATATGTGAAGCTACTTTACTTCCGTTAACCCCATTATGTCTTTTATCGCAATGAACATCTATGATGATGAGATCATAAACAAATGCTCCTAATCTTAATAGATGATTATATTCAGTGTAGGAGACTGTAAAATCTGTTCCTTCATCAGGCTTAACTCCTATAAAGGTTATGGACGAATGATCTATGCTGTATTCGGATTCGGTAAACGTATGTGGTGATCCGCTCACAGTTCCTTCGATAGAGACATCTGAAATATCCGCAGTAGATAAGAGATTTTCATACGTATAATCGGATGTGGCGGTAAATGTCTCAGAAGAGTTTGTAGAGTACTCGTAGTCCTTCGCTAATCTATTATGAGGTGGTCTATATATCTTTCCTCCTATTGTATCGTAGAGAAGAGTAATAGAAGGATATAGAGCTTCTGTCATCTGATTAGCATACAATACGGAGGCTTTTATTGTTTTATTCTCTATCGTAAAAGTAGAAGGGATATTTTGTATTATTAATTTTTTCTGTTCTTCAGATAGGCTCATGGTAACACCTCTTGAGGTTCTCTCATAAGGTTAAACGATTGTCCTGCTAAGCAGTTTTTGCTTTGCTTTCCTCCAATCGATATATGTAAACTCCAAACAAGTCATGATAATCTTGCTTGAAAATAACTTTCAATTTTTCATCTATAATGGCTCCAATAGCAAGATCTTGATTCGTGTACAATCTTATCTCACCAAGATCTTGTATACCAGGTATCTGTGGAGACCAAATGTCTGTATTTCTATGTGCGATAACTCCTTTTATCTTAAACACTGTGTATTTTGGCTCATAGTAACCATCAACTATAGAGCCTTCCAGTTTATTCTGAATTGTAATTTCTTTCGAGAATGTTTTTATTGCTTCCCATAAATTGATTTTCATTTAAACACTACATGTCCTAAGATTATTCATGAGTTCTTTTCTTATATAACCTCTAGCAACTTGTGGAAACGCTACTCTTGTGGCCGCAACTGCCGGCTCAAAGAATGGTCTAGCGGGTATTCGCACAAATGGTTTTGATGGTGATGTTAAAGTATATCCAAGCTTCCAGAGTTTGTAAATCATAGGAGGGATGTGTTCAACTCCTGCTCCTGGAACTTTTATAAAGAACCCATATTCATGAACTGCAGCGTATGGATGTGTAACAGATAATTCGTAAGATTTATCTCCAACTTTCCTTACTTCTATTGACCTGAAAATTGATCCAGTTACCCCACCCAATGGGGGTTGTCCAGTTGGTAAAACTGTCCTTTCCCATGGACCAGCTTCTGTTCCTCCCGCTTGGAAGTAGCTCCTTAGTTTTTCATACATGAAATCCGTGATTCCCTTAATAGCATCCTTTGCACCATCATCGAGAGCTTTAACAGCAACTTTCGTGTAATCTCTACGTATGATCGTAACGTTGACCCCTTGTGCATATGTCATGTGTACCAGTCCTCCACACCACCTTCGACGAAGTCTGGTCTGCTTCTATCTATCATATACGTACTGTCTACTATGATGCCTCCGAATGTGGGATCGATTTCTTTAATTGCATCTTCAGCTAGTTTCTTTAGATTGTTTGCTTTAAATTCAACTGCTCGTGTAACTGCTATATCTCCAACTCTTACACTTTTGTATAAGTCTGATGAAATAAATGCGAGATAGGCAGCATAATATTTTACTGCCCTATCCCAAAGTGTACTCTGCGTTTTCTCATCTACTCCTAGAAAGTCTTCAGCATCATTAATGAAGGCTTCGGTATCCTCGTCTGAAAGGTCTAATTCTTTAACCAGCCTTTGTACTTCCTCATTTGTTATCATAAAAGATTCACAAACACATTGACCAGGGAAGCGACTAAAGTAGCTATGATGGT